ACTTTTGGTGAAACTTTATTAATAATATTCCCAAAAAAATTATACCATTCTGTTAATTCCATTTCTTTTTCTTGAATCACAGATTGAGAGGTTGAAATCACACTCATGTTACCAGACATTTGTCGTAAAATATACATTTGCTGTCTTTTTAATTTTGCTAACTCATTTTCAGTAGCTTCCAATGCTTTTCTACTTGGAAATGCAGTTGCGTTTCTTAATTTATTTTCAAGATTTGCAATACCTTTTGCGTATCCTTTTCCCGATTTTTCAGAATCATCATAATTCGCTAATGCTACACCTATTTTTAAATCATATTGTTCAATTGATTTTGAAATTTGATTGATTTGTTTTTCTGCTTGTTTTAATATTACCTCAACTGTTTCAACAGAAAGATTACTTAAATCATCTGATAACGTATTTAACAACCCTATAGATTCACTATTTTGTTTGATAGTCTCTTGCATTTGTGCGATAATTTTTTTTGTCTTATCATCATCTGCGTTTTTAGATAGTTGTGCAATTTTACGATTCATTGTTTTATTGGCTTCAATCAATTTCTCTTGAAAACCTTTTACTGTAAAATCTTTTGGTAAAGCCATACCATCCGCTTCTAACAACTGTAAAACTTTACTTGCTAAATTCATATATATTTTCCTTTAATTGTATGTTTAATGCCGTGAGACAACAAAAAACATAACGCTCACGGCAATCATTAATTATGCTACTATTTTAATCCGCACTAAGAAACTAGGTATAACCACTTTCAAACCAGACCAAACAGCGGCTACACGTTGATTTCTCAATGGATTGTTACCAGCAGACAATGTAGATGATACAAATAAAGGCATATATGGCGCATGAACTAAAGGTGCTTCAAAATAAGACCCTCCTTTATATGCACACAAAATAGTGTCAGTATCAATGATTTGAGAAGCACGAATAACAGGAATGCCATTCAAATACCCATACAAACCAACAGATTGATTTAAGCTACTATCTACAGTAGTAAATCCCGGCATTGCGCGCAATACAGCGGCAGCATTAGTACCTGCAATCATACGTGATATGTTACCACGACCGGCAGCAGCATTTAGCTTGTTTTCAGCGTTTGCAAATGCGTCAATAAACGTTAATTTATGTTCTGCATAACTAACACCTGCGGGTGCTGTTTTACTCCAATTAACCACATTTAAACATGCAGCATCCATACGTCTAATAGCCACAGAATTGATAACTCTTGTCAATTCGCTTGTTAAATCTTGTGCAACTTCATCAGTTGCCATCCGTCCAAATCTTTTTTGGAAAGAATATTCTTGCAATACATTATCTTTATTAGAATTCGTTACGTTCTAATTAATTTTGCCATTTATTTTATTTTTATACTGCTACTGGTAAAGCATTATAGAGAATTGTTCTAGCTGTTAATTCAACTTCTAATTGAGTCGCCATATCAAACGCTCTTTTTACTATATTCTCCATAGATTCATGTGATGTAGTGGTGGTTAAAAACATACCGCCGTTTGTGGTTAATATGTTTTGAACTTCCGTTGTTACAAATTCGCTACATTCACGTCTTTTCGATTCCATCAATACAAATTCAGCGCAATCACACATTTTTCGCGCCCTTGTTACATATATTTCACTAAGATAATCCATATTAGTTTCAGGTTGTATTTCACCCGCTACTGACGCACCCAATGAATATAATGTTGCTGTCATTTGTGCTAAATCTGCTGCTATTGGTTTATTTACTAGATATTTATTCGGCATTATTATTTTTCCAATAATTAGGTTGTTGTTGTTTTTTTGGCAAAATTACTCATGTTTTCACGATGAGATGGGACTATATCTTAAATGTTATTCACATTTTCCGCCACTTCCATTCACTTGAATGTACAATTAGTCTCTGAACTTATACCCTTAAATTATTCCTATTTATCATTTTCATAAATCACTTTTTAAGTGGTAGGGTATTTAGCTGCTGATTATCCCAACCTATAGTCTTAATTAACGTTATTAAGAGTTACTTCACTTTTAAATTATTACTAATTTAATTAGCGTATAGTTTTTAACAGGATTTTCCAGCAATTCAACGGATTTATTCAGACCTATTAATTTAAGCCTGATTCTGCTTTCAAAGAGAATACTTCAGCACGAATATTTGTTGATTCTAACGAACCAGATATACCCAACAAATCGTGATTAGCTTCTACGTTGACGCTATAGGATGCCACAATACTATGCACACCGGGATCAGATACAAACGCAATAGAAATAACCCCTGTATCATAATTAATCGTTCCTGACATACCAGAACCCAACAATGCACCTTTACCATCATCAATAGCACGATAGGAAGTATCTGCTATTTTAAAATTCACAGTGAAAGGTCTTACAGGGACTTTTACAAGGTTAATAGTATAATCGGTTACACCTGCGACAGTAGCACCAATTGCTTCTTCTAGCACTTCATAACTGCCATAACTGCCGCTATAATTAGAGCCTGTAGTTGCAGAGGTTATGACTTCTCCCGCTGTACGACCATAACCAGTAGTAGTTGCTTTAATTTGTTTAAAGTAAATAATACCCGCTTCTTCTTCAATTGCTTGTGTTGAAGCTATCAAAGGCAATACTGACGCACCATAACTGGCAGTAATAACATCTAAAGCCATATTAGGAATTTGACCCAATTCTGCAAGCGTACCATTTGATTCTACGAATCTTTGGTAATCTTCATATTGTTCAAGTTGTTTTCCTACTGCATATATATCACTAGGATTTACAGATTGACCAGACCGTGCAAGCAATGAATTTGATTCAAATGCTTCTAATTGTGGTCTATATTTTTTGTAATACAACTCAGCATCGCGTTCTACAAGTGATTCATTTTGACGTAACAAAGACATTTTATTTATATTCCTTTTTTGTATTTTACAAATCCTTATATTTATCAGATTTTATAGTGTAAAACAATAAAGTAAAAGAATTTAATTGGTTTTTTTAAATATTAATAATTAAATCTATAGTGTAAATTTAATTATTTTAATGCAAATTAAGCGTTATTCATTAATCTACCAACTAAAGATTCATTTGTAGAATTAGTTGGTTGTGGAATAACTTCACGAGATTGTTGGCTCATTAAATACTTAGCACTATTCATAGCTGCCTTTACTTCACCAAGATTTTCATTTTGAAAAATTTCAGCTATTTCTGATTGTGATAATCCACTTTCATTTAATTTTTCAATAGTGGTAGGTTTAGCACCTAATTTCTTTGCTAAAGATATATTTTGGATACGTTTATGTTCTTCATTGATATGAGAAATTTTATCTTCTGCCTTTTCTAGTGCTTCTGCTACCATTGAGAAATTACCATTTTCATCTATAAATCTATCGGCTTCTTCTAACACATAAGCGATTTCACTATAATTTCCATAGCTTTCTGTAAAGCCATCAGTTACTTCTAATATCGTTGATATTGTATCGAAATCACCATTTTTATGTACAAATTGATTGGTTTCTTCTAACACATAAGCAATTTCTCGCAAATCACCATATATATTAGTAAAATCTTCAACAATTTTCAATTTTTCTCTCAATAAAGGATATCTTTGAATTTTGTTTAAGTTTTTATCGGTAAATTCTAAAATTGCTTTTATTTCATCGAATGTACCATATTCATTAACAAATTCTTCAACTTTATCAATAACTCTAGCGGCTTCAATTAAACTACCATATTCTTCTTCAAACTCAGCAATGCGTCTGTTTGTAGAGTTACCTTCACCCATTTCATAAATAATTTTTTGTTGTACTGATTCTAACGCTTCACGTATTTCAGACACACTACCTAATTCTTGGTATTTTTCTATTTTACTATTTAAATTTTCAATTGTTGCTTTTGTTTCATTTATATATGATTCTGTAGCACTCAACACTTCTCTAATTTCTGTAGGCGTACCCAATTCATTAGAGATCATTTTATAAGATTCGCCAACCTTTCTTGATTTTTCTAACGCTTCTAAAATTTCAGCAGGCGTACCTAATCTTATATATTCTTTTATTAATTCTGATTTATCTTTGTTTTGTTCGTAACCAGATACACAATTAGCTAAAAATTCAGGTGAACCCAAACCTTCATATTGCGATAAACTAGCATTTGAATTAGCTAAGTCCTTAACGGCTTGGTTATATTGAGTTAATAGTGAATTGCGTTCTTCTTTTATTGCTACGTGTTCAGTTTTTAAGTGATTTACAAAATCTTCAGTGAATTGTTCCATATTATTTAAACCTTTGTTTTGAGATTCTTTTGCTTCTATTATTGTAGGGCTTGCTTCGAGAAAACCCGGACTTGTGACGAAATCAACAGTAAATAACTTAAATCCATCAGGAGATAAGATATTTGATTTTTCGCGTTCAAACTTACCAGCAGCACGAGTAGAAAAATATATCTTTCCGCCTGCTTTTAATATTGTATATAAATTTTTACCGGCAGGAGTTCCCAATATCAGAAATTCCCCCATACCACAGTTTTTATCATCTAACCATAATTTAGAAACTATATGTGAAATTTTACCTTCTAAAATAGCTTTATCATCTACGGGTTGCTCATGCCCTACAGTTCCATATACTGAGCGATTATTTAGCCTTTCGACTAATTCCTCATCCTTTAAGACTGCTTCCCACAAATCTCTCGAATAATATCTATTGTTTCTTGACGTTTTATTAGGAAAAAAACATTCACCTACTATTCGACCGATAATATGAGTTCCGTCAACAGGCGATTCCTTTCCTTCTTCAATTTCTATAATGTTTAAATTTGAACTTTCCCAAACATCATCTATCGTAACCAAAGTAGCAGGTTTTGCCATTACGTTTCCTCTGTATAATTAATCACATCATTTAAAAACTCTATTTCATCATCATCCAAAATTAATTCAGTTTTATTGTATGATTCAATAGCATCTTTAATCTTATTTTCAATACCGCCAATATATAACAAAGCCTCATCTAAAAATAATTCATAATCAACCTCATCATCAATTGATGATGAGTATTTATTACTTATTAATAGATGCACCTTTAAAGAATTAATTGCAATAAGTGATTCTTGTAATGAACTTCTATAAGACGGTCTTATGTTTCTTAATGATAGTTTTCTACCTATTTGGCGATGTATTTTTTTACCTTTCATTGACCTATGAAATTTTTTAATTCCACGCATCATCTTATGTTTATTAACACGCCAATTTCTTTTCATTAAACTTCTTTGTCTATAATTTTTTAAAGCTCTTTTCTTTCCAAGTCTTTCACATAACTTTTGCGTATCTATAAACATTTTATTTTCTTCAAATGTTTCGCAAACCATTTCTTCTTCAAACGCAAATTTTTGTTTATCATCAACGTTTTCAAATATTATATATTCATTCATATATTTTCTTTAACGATAGTGTCGTTTATCTTATTCTTCATCTTCATCTTCTTCATCATCTTTTTGGGGTTTTGGTGATTTCGTTAATGTAGTTTGAATCATATCTGCCGCTCTAAAACCAGAACGATGAAAAACCGCACCTAAATATTCTAAAAATTTACCTGTATCTATAAAGTCAATATCTTCCAGTCCCAATACCGGTGCTTCTTTTATAGCGGTTAATAAATCAGTTAAATCTTTAATTCCCTGTATAACTAACTGTACGCTTTCTAGGTTTTCTATTTGATCAACATTTGTATCTGCATACATATTAATATATATATCTTCAGCAGCTAATTCAGGATCACCGTATTTGGCAGCTAAATGATTTAAACAGATTTGTATAATTCCTTGTTTTACCGCACGTTGTACACTTTTAACCTTTTTAGAATATCTAATAAATTGTTTTAAAGATGATCTACGTGAACCTTGAGTAATAGAACCTTCACCAAAAACCAATTCAGGTGGAATGCCTATTGTTTGCACTACTGAGTTTCTATAATCATTAATGGTTGGTAACAAACCTTCTTTAATTGTATTATTAGAAAACACATCTACTTTTTCTAAAGCACCCTTATCACTAAATGATGGAATAACTTTGATTGACAGTGCGCGTGTAATTGCATTTAGTATTTGTCTTGAATCTTTCACATCAAAACTTGTTAATTTTGAATCATTCAACAACGATTCATAGCGTTGAGTTACCTTAAACATGTCGTCTGTACTCATTGTGGGTGGCAACCCAACAGACACAATATTTCCAGCAGTTAGTCCATAAAAAGTATTTGCAGATGCGGCTTTTTCTAACATGTATAATTCTTGTATTTTTTCTAAAGCACCATAAAACAAAGACCTGCCTACTCTTATTATAGGACTTTTTAAAGGCAAATCCATTCTATTTGCTGCGTCTTTAGGTAATTCGACACGCACTTTTCTTGCGTCTATACAAAAATGTGCATAACAATGAACTGATTTTGGTTCATAACCTAGTCCACTTTTTTTATAAAATATTTTTGGAACATTTGAATCATATAAAGCGATAATTGAATTTGTTGGCACACTATCTAATAATCCTGTAATACCTATTCCTTTTTCAACTATCATTTCAAGACAGTATTCTCCAAACAACAATAAATCTTCCAAAATATCTTCTATTAAACTAGGCAGGCTAAATTTCTTTAATAATTGATTTAATTCGTTGGTATATAATAGATTGTTTATTGAGTCCTTTTTATTAACAATAACATCTATCAAAGTGCCTTTTAAAACATCTTCTGTAAATGCGTCATCACTAACAACATCAATACATAATTGAGTTAAATAGAATGAACGTAATTGTTCTAATTTGGCATAATAAGCCTCTCTCTCCATATTGACACTTAACAAAGAGCCTACAATGCTACTAAGATATTCTCTGCGTTTAAAGTCATGTAAATTAACCTTTTGATAATCATTACCCAATAAATGATCTCTAGCATCTACAGTGTCAATATAATCTTTTGTTGTTGTTTCATTGATTTGATCATCTATATTCATATTATCTATGCTTAACCAATTCTTTTATTTGGTTCATTAATACTTCATTTGAACAATATTTTGAGATAGTGCGGTCTAAATTATTTGTGTTTTGAAACTCAAGAATAACTTGAGCGGTTACATTACCAAACTTTAATTTAACATCTTCATATATTAAAGTTTTAATAGCAGGCATATTTTTTTTTATAATCATGGATGGGTTTTCATACCCTTGACCATATTGATATGTATAATTAGGATTCATTTAACATTCCATTTAATAGTAATTCGTAAGTGTTTTGAGGTGTCATTCGGTCGACCAATTTTCCATAATCCTCCACAGTAACACTAGCCCTGTATTTGTTGCCTTTATATATTGTTTGATAAACAGCACCACAAACGGCATCGGCTAAATCTTTGCTACCCGTTGATGGATGATCAACTTTTAATCTTGTTTCGATTAACGAATTTAATTCTGTTTTTAATATTGGATGATTAACACAATATAATCTTTGTTCTAATATGGCGTTTCTTAATGAAATATATGGGTCTTTAGTTTTATCAACAGAAATCAATTCTGTATCTATTCCTATCAAAGAAATATCTTGTCTTAAATTTGTTGACTGATAACCATCAGTAGAAACAACGGCAATAGGTATGCCATTTGCTTTTAAATCTGCAATAAAATCTTTTAGTTTATATAATGCTACTTGATGACCTCTTACCGGTTCTATTGCTAGAACCCATTCTATTTCGATAATAGGCTCTCTTGTTTTAAAATAATTTCCATTTAAATCTTGCTTTACTATTTCCCTCATTTCTCTAATGAATGCACAAGCTATCCCTGTTTTATCCGAAACCAATCCTATATCAATATGTATAAACCTAGCTTTTCTATTCCTTAAAATAGATTGAATATCAAGATAATCAATTATTCTTTGACTTCTGTCAAAAAAATCTAATGTAATCACTTCTTTTGTAACTGGATTTATTTCATTTAAAGCGTCTGATATTTTTTCAGAAGATGAAATAAAATTAAATGCAGAAAGAGAACTTACACCTGCAATATCTCTAAGCGAATTCATTAAATCTTGTTGAAAAGACATTTCAAACTCTATAGGGACATTTATTACTTTATTTTCAGGAATGTTTTTTAATTGATCTGTTTCTGTAACAATAAAAGCATCTGTATTAGCATCACCAACAAAAACTCTAAAGGTTTCGCCGCTGTATAATCCTAAATGTTTCTTTGCTTCCCAAATAGCATAATCAAAGACTCTAACAGACGGATCATTTCTACATGTTTCAATATGTTGTTCAATAAAAGACCCTTCATCTGTTTTTGATGAATCAATCCAAATATGACCGGGCATTGAACCGCCTGCTTGCATAAATCGTGATTGCATTCTTCGTAATACATTTGTGAAGTTATCTTTTGCTTGATTTGTGTTTTTATTTTGAAAATTAATCTCTGATAGAATTGCACCAACAACAGCAACACCTAGAATATGGGCTGGTCGCGAACCGAACCCAACAGATATTTTATTGCAAAACAAAGATGAATCAAGTGATTTTTCTACTTTTTCTTTAAAAAAAGGAGATACCATAACCCAATCAATTAATTGGTTATATAAAACTGATTCTGCTAATGATTTATTGGTATTAATTAAAACATACTGGATTTCTGTGGATTTTATTAATTTAAAATAATCATGAGGATTATCTAAGTGCAAAATTTTACAAAGATCGTATAATGTTGCAGCTAAACTAAACGTTGATTTTCCTAGTCCAATCGCTCCAGTTATTATTATTTGCAAATATGGTGAATAGTACGGGTTAGGGAATATTTCTCGTAATGCTTCACGCCATATTGGATAAAGAATACTTTCACCTGTATTCTCGTTTTTTAATATTTTACCAAGATATTTTTCATCATCTAAAAATTCATCTATGTAAGGTGGAGGACTGGCATAACCGCTAGTCCTCGCCAATACATCCATAGCACCTTTATGACCATAATCTTTAACCAATGATTCTAAAACTGAAATATCATTGTATAATTTATTGTCAGGTAATGTCTTGATATTGTTCATTGCTGTTTTTCATCTTCCCAAGCATTAGCAACAAATCTTTTGCTGCTTTTTTAGCTTCTTCATTACCTTTGATTTCTTTGTTTTCAATAATTAATGAACGCAATTGTAATTCTAAATTATCCCAACCGATAAATGAACTTGTGTTTTTTACATATTGTGCAGCACTATTCAAAGCATCTACACTTAATTTATATAACTCTAATACTTTTTTTGATTCTAATTCTTGAATATATTCTGGACTGAAGATTTCTTGCTCAAACAATGATACAGCACCTATTAAATGCGCTATTCTTTTTACATTCACTTCAGCAAGCCCTGTAAGCGCAAGTCTAAAACCCAACTCTTTTGTTTTTATGGAATTTATCGGTTGAAGAGATGAGTCGTTAATTAATTTTAATGCGTTTTCTATCGTTTGATTCTTATAATCTTTTGATAAAATTAATTCTGTATTATCCATATTAAGAACTATTCATTTGTGAAATTGTTTTTTCTAGTTGACTAACACGTTTCGTTAATTCCAATATTTGAGAATCTTTTTCCTTGATTTCTGAAATAAGTAGATTTATTTGGTCATTTCTTTTCCGTAAAATACTATCTTTTTCATCAAGTCTATCTCTTAATTTTTGATTTTCATGCTCAAAATCAAGGACTTCCTGTAGTCTTGTTTTAAGTTCTAAGGTTTCATCTTGACACTCTTCTCTTGATTTTTCTAACGATTTTACGCGCTCTATTAATCTATCATGCTCTTTAGATAATTGCGAATAGAAATCTGTTTCAGCTTTATATATTTTACTATCCCTATTGGAATATTTAAAATATTGATAAATGGCAGCAATTAAAAGAGTTATTATAACAGATAATGTAGCTGCAACATCTATGTCTGTTGAGAATTGAAAATTAGATGTTGATTCATTATTTGCCACCTCTATAACATTATTTGTAGGTGTTTTATTAGAATTAAAACCGCTAGAAAGCATTGTATTTTCCATATTTTGCCCTCTTCACGATACACTATTTCTATAGATTGATAAACCATATCCGAATTTACAGTGATTATTTGAAAAAACCATATTCAAAACACATGTAAATTAGGAATTAACTTTATGATGGTATCTTGCGCTAAAATCGCTCTGATTCAATTTTGGTTTTAGGATGTATGAATCTATCGTTTTAGAATTATAATAAAATCTAGCTTTTCTCTTATGCGTTAAATCCTAACCACCTGCGGGCTTGCGTCTATGCCGCCCGCTGCGGAAGGATAAACGCTCGTGAGAAATTTACACTTTGAAGTTATATTGATAAATTGTATTGTTAATTTATATATTAAAAAGTTAAATTGAGAAATTGGTCGGTGAAAAAAAAATATAAGTCCATCCTAGTAACCACGACCCAACGCTATCATCTCCTAACGCGCGCACTTTTTGTAATTCGCTGAAATTGAAAATGAATATCGGTTTGCTTGTTAAAATATCATTAATTTCCTAGAATCCGTAATCAGACACGCTTGATATGTAGGTTTGTTTTAAATGCGATTCTATGGGATTTAGATTTTAATGTTAAATTCACGATGATTCTTGGATTTCGCTTTACAATCAATTAATTATGGAAGTTGCACGCGTTAGGAAGTAGGTGTGGGATGGTGTTGGTGGGTGATCATAAATATATTTTTTTTCACCACACTACTTCTCAATTTAACTTTATCAATATATAATTTAATAATACAACTTAACAATATAACTTCAAATAGAAAATTTCTCACGAGCGTTTATCCTTCCGCTGCGTGCGGCGACCGCACAAGCACGCAGGCGGTTAGGATTTGACGCATAAGAGAAAGGCTGAATTCAATTATAATCCTAAGACGATAGATTCATACATCCAAACTCTAAAATTGAATCTATCGTCATTCAGAGTGTTACAATGTGCGATATGAATTATAACGTTGACATGGTGCAACCGATCCGTTATAATACTTCGTATGCCACGATTGCATCGTGTCAATACTTCGTACAACATGATAAAAAAACCTCATGTTATAATTGCATGTGACACTACGTTACAAAAATTTAAATGGTGACTTATGTTAGCTCAAGATATAGTTTGCGTCTATCAGTCGTGCAAAGGAAAGAGTTTAAAACAAAAATTTGTTGCTTTATGTTTTAAATTGGGGGATTGCTGTCGAAACACAACAAGATGAAAATTTTGCATACGATGATTATATATCATTGATTTCTCTAAGGACTCGTTATGATTTGAATGTAGCGTTTCATGAACTAGCGCATATAATATTAAATCACAAAGAAAATTCAATAGCCAATGAAATTGAGGCTGATCTATTGAGTGATCGTATTATTGATTTATTATTTGGGAATGGCAAATCTTATTTATTTGGAGGTAGAAAATATAACACTGATAAATACGTGGGGACTTATAGTATGAACAAACTGTTGAAGTTTGCAAATTATCATGGGATACCTATTGATGACGGAATCATCGAATATGCAAAGGTATTCGCGAAATTGGATTACTTTTCTTAAGCATGGAAATGGTGTCAAAAATGAAATTATGTTTACATGTCGGGATGCCTCTTTATACACTAAAGGGTGATAAAGTGTGTACATTAACAATACATTTAATAAAAACGATTGGTAAAACTGAATATGTAAAATGCGTAGAGACAACAAACGGTAAAAGTTTTACAATTGTTAATGATGAGGAGGCAAGTGAGAAGTATTTTTACAATATTGCAGGTGCGATTGATCTGTTGAAAACTTTTCACAAAAAGTATTGAATAACAAAGGGCAATAAACGCAATATTGCCCTTTGTTCTAAATTTCAATTTCCGCTTCTATATATGCGATTTCACGACCAATTGATAAACTATATACGTTTTTTGGCAAGAACATATTATCATAAGGTATTTTTTTTGTGTATTTATTGGTAATTT